CTACCACGCAATTTGGACTATCTGAGACAGATCGGCGATGTCGCCATAGATCATCGAACCTTTGACGAGAAAACACTTGCCAGCCAGGACCTCGAAGGGTCGGCTTGACGCGGTGCAAACTGGTGTGACCTTGCGGTCTTTGGCTTCGGCATAGCCGACGCTGATGGCGAGGATAGCGATAGCAACGAGAGTGGTTTTGCTCATATTCAACCCGTAAAGCCAATAGGCTACTAGGGCTGCAAAACCGGGTTGCCGTCCTCAAAATAGTGTCGGACCACAATGGCTTCATCCTATCGATTGGAGACGTAGGCTCATCTATTTGCCGTAGGCGGTTGACACGAAATTGGGAAAGCCAGAGCTCGCGCCCGCGAGGCTGCGAGCCACGCGTCCACCATACTGACTAGCGCGTCGAAGCACTGATGACGACGGCTGCATTGGCGGCGGCAGAAAAGTCGCTGCTCGGCGCTTGACGCGACATGGAGCGGTCACGTCTTCTTAAGTCCCCATAAGTCCTTGGAATTGCTTGGCTGGGGAACCTGGAATTTAAGCAACGCTATTTCCCGGAAAGTGTAAGTGGTTGAAATCACAAAAATATGTTGTGATTCATAGGGTTGATGATAGAAAGGGTGCTAACGAAAGGTGCTAATGTTTGGCGCCTGGACGAGGCATCCCGATGGCACATACAAATCTCATGAGACGAGGCGCGGTCTACTATGCGCTTGTGCATGTTCCGACCGACCTTCAGGCCGCCATGCAGGGTAAAAAGCAGATATGGCGGTCCCTTGAAACAAAGGATTACGGCGAGGCAAAGCGCCGGCTGACTCCACATCTCGACCAATGGGCCAGCACCTTCGATGACATGCGCCGTCGCCGTGATCTTTCAGAGGCCGATATCGAGGTTGCGGTGTGGGATCACTACACGGTGAAGCTGGAGGAAGGCGACCGCGAGCGGGCAAGCCGGCCGACGCAAGCTGAAATCGACGCGGCTACCGAACGGGCAGCGCTCGACGCCATCAAGTCGGGAGCGCATGAGGCTGGCCCAATTGCTGCCATCAACGCCATGACCGAAGTCGAAATCCTCGCGAACAAAGCGACCTGGGCAGCGCACCGTCGCACTTCCCGCTTAAACCGCCTTCGCGCCGATCTAGCGAACGGTGACACTCGCTTTATCGAGGCGGACGCCGACCGCTTCCTCGCGAAGAACGGTTTCGATATCGAGCACGGCGGCACTCGCTACCGCGAGTTATGTTTCAAGCTCATGCGGGCCGACATCGAGCAGCTTGAACGCCACGCCGAACGCGATCGTGGCGACTTCACCGGCAAGCCGAAAGACCCGGTTGTTGTAGAGCCGGTGAACCGCCCTGAACCTATCGGCTCGACCGGCGAGGGTATCATGCAGGTTTTCGCCAAGTATGAGACCGAGAATCCGAACAACATCCGGCCGGAGACTTTCGCGCAGGCACGGCGCGACGTGCAGCACTTCGCCGATTTTGTCGGGTCGCGTGTCCGGGCGTCCAAGATCGACAAGCGCATGGTGAGCGAGTGGAAGGGGATTCTTGCTGACTGGCCAGTGAAGGCTACTGAAACAGCGGTGTTCAAGGATTTGGGCGTTCGTGAGGTTGTCGCCAAAAACAAGACGCTGGCTACACCTAAGCCGACGCTCACTCGCAACACCATCCGCCGATATCTCGCGAGCCTTGGCGGCTTCTGCCGGTGGTTGTCAAAGAATGGCTATCTCGATGCTAACCCCGTCGCTGACATGCTGCCGAAGAAGAACGGTCCGGCGAACGAGCGCGACACGTTCAGCGACGAAGCGCTCACGACGCTGTTCACGTCGCCATTGTTCACGGCTTGCCAAAGCGCGGAGTGGCGAGACCTCGACAAGCCCGGCAACGTCGCGGTGCGCGATCATCGCTTTTGGATACCGTTGATCATGGCCTTTAGCGGTGCGCGCCCCGCTGAAATTGCCCAGCTCCACACTGCCGACATTCGTCAAGACGCGGGCGTTTGGATTATGGACATCAACGATGAGGGCGAGAACAAGCGGACCAAGAACCACAACTCCAAGCGTGTTGTGCCGATCCACTCGGAATTGATCCGCGTCGGCTTGCTAAAGCATCATGAGCGTATGGTCGCGGCCGGCGAGAGGCAGCTTTTCCCCGAAGTCGAAATTCCAAAGGAAGGCCAGATTGCCGCGCAATTCTCGCGTGAGTTCAATCGCTACCTGACAGACATAGGCGTGAAGACCGGCAAGAACCTAGTCACCTATAGCCTTCGCCACACTGTCGTTGACCAGCTTCGGACCGCGGGCTTCATGGATAATGAAATTGAGACCATCGTCGGCCATGAGAAGCGGACACAAACCGCCAAATATGGCAAACGCCGGGAAGGCACGCTTAAGCTTCGCGTCGATCTGGTGAATTCGATTAGCTATCCCAACTTGCGGCTAGAACACCTTTTTAGTCTATGATGCTCGCGGAATAACAGAGATTCGCAACATGATACTGGATAGCATTCCGTGGAAAGACGGGCTGTTGCGCGACGCGACAGCTCTAAGAGATTGGGCCGGTAAGCGGCGCAGCGCAAAGCGGTCATTTGCAATCGAAGAGACCGTCTTTGTCGGTGCGTTCAAGATTCGCCGGTTGATTGAATCGGAAAAGATTTCATCGACGCTGGCGTCGTCCAGCGTGTCTGCGGATTTTTACCCCTGCAAGAAAAAGGGAATAAACCAGCACACCAAATATGACATCGAAGATCACTATGATTTCAGCGCTGCTGTCGATGTAAGAATTTCGATCAAGGACATGGCAAACACAATTATTCACAGCTTCGTTTTTGCCGAGACGGTCGAATTTGCCCGGAAACGATCGCGTCGTGAAAATCCGAGCCGTGTGACGGGGTTCATCTTCAATTCGGATAGGTCCCGGGACAAGGGTCTTTGGTATGTGAGCTTGGACGAATATATCGCGGTTCTCAACGCGATCGGAAATGACAACCCGAACAGCAAGGTCAGTATTTTCAATCCGACTACGGGCCAATGGGATTCATGGCTCGGTAATGGGAACCCGCCGGCCGATTTCGCGGCAAAGGTGTCCGCCCGAGTGCAAAGCCCTTAGATCATAAGTGGCCAAAAAAATCAATGAAAATATCCCTATCTAAGTTAAATAAAGGACTTCGTTCCTATCTTTTAGCGTGAGACAATAATTCCGAACTAAGGTTTCGGAGTTGTTGTGCGTTCGCGTTCAGTTGGTTTTCTGAAGAGCGTCTTTGGAGGCGGGATTGAAAAGAAATCAGTCTCGCTTTCTGATTCCTATGGCATGGAATCTATCTTCGGCACCCCGAGCACCGTCGCCGGGCCTGCCATCAACGCCGTGACTGCATTGCGCGTCCCTGCCGTCTACTCCTCTGTCGTGCTCGTGACTGGCACGATTGGCTCGCTTCCCGCCAAAGTCTACTCCTCATCGATCGCCGTCGAGGGCGGTAAGCGAGCAGCTAACGACCACCCGGCTTACCGCCTGGTGCATGATGAGGCGAACGACTGGACTTCGGCTGGCGCTCTCCGCGCCATGCTGACCGCCGACGCTCTCTTGCACGACCACGGCTTCGCGTTCGCCAATCGTGTCAACGACCTGGTCGTCGAGTTCATCAGGCTCGACCCGCGTTCGGTCACGATCAAGCAAGACGAAATCACCGGCGAACCGTTCTACGAGCAGCGCGTCGGCACCCAGGTTCGTCGCTTTAGTTACCGCGACATTCTGCACATTTCCGCGCCTCTTGGCCTCGCTCCGATCAAGGCCGGCCGTGAGGCCATCGGCCTGGCGAAAGTCATGGAAGAACATGCGGCCGGTCTGTTCGCGAACGGCGCTCGCCCAGGCGGCATCATCAAGACCAAGAAGGTGCTGGGCGATACCGCCAAGAACAACTTCAAGACCGCCTGGAATGCTGCCTTCGGCAAAGGCGGTTCCGGCGGCGTTGCCGTGCTCGACGAAGAGATGGCCTATGAGGCCGTCGATACGATGACATCGGCAGACGCCGAATTCACCGCTTCCCGCGCCGAGCAGGTCGTCGAGATCGCCCGGCTCTTCCGCGTCCCGCCACACCTGATCTTCGAGCTGTCGCGCGCCACCTGGTCGAACGCGGAGGAGATGTTCCAGACGTTCCTCACCCTCACGCTCCGGCCCTGGCTCGACGCTTGGGAATGGGCCTACGCCCGCGTCCTGCTGACGCCTGAAGAACGCGCCGACGGCTTCTACATCGAGTTCGTGGTCGACGACCTCCTGACAGCTAACGCTGAGACCCGCGCAAAGGTCTATGCCCAGTATCGCGCCATGGGCGCGCTAACCGCGAATGAGGTTCGCACGGGTCTGAACCGTGCCCCGATCGACGGTGGCGACACTCTCGAAAATCCGAACATCACGCCCGGTCAGCCGACCGCTCAGAACGACAACCGCCGGGCCGGCGAGGTGGCGGCATGACGCATACCGCTTTCTTCGGCGACGGCGAGCGCGCTTTCGCCCTTACCCACGAGCTCATCGTCGAGCTCGAACGGAAGACCGGCGCGGGCATCGGCGCACTGTGCATGCGCGTGCCTGAAGGCCATTTCCGCCACGCCGAGCTTGTCGAGATCGTCCGCCTCTCTCTCATCGGCGGCGGCACATCGCCCAAAGAGGCCGCCGCGCTCGCCGACACCTACGCGGCCAAGCGCCCGCTCAATGAGTCCTTTCCGATCGCCATAGCAGTCCTGCAAACCGTCTGGTCTGGCGCGCCGACCCCGGAGGCCGCCAATGGATAAGCTCGAAATCAAAGCAGCTTTCACTGTCTCCGACGCCGGAGAGATCACCGGCATCGCCTGGCCGTTCGGTTCGCCGGACAGCGTCGGCGACATCATCCACAAGGGTGCCTTCGCGGCATCGGCGGCCCTGCCAATCCTGTTCGAACACGACCCGAACCGCGTTATCGGCAATTGGGAATCGTGCGTTGAGACCGACGCCGGTTTCGAAGTCAAAGGCCGGCTGTTTCTCGACGGCGTTCCACGCGCTCGTGAGGTTCACACCAACATGAAAACCGGCCGGATCAACGGCCTGTCCATCGGCTTTAGGGCCGGTGAAACGAAAGCGCGGCCCGGCGGCGGTCGCGACATCCATTCGTTGCACGTCGCCGAAATCTCGATCGTCGCGAACCCAAGCCATCCCGACGCGAGAATCCTAACCGTCAAATCCAGAGGACTTGTAATGCCCAATGAAAATACGGCACCCGCGCCGGAATATGCGGAACTCGAAAAGAAGGTCGCGGCCGTCGCCGATGAGGTGAAGACCGTCGCCAAGCTCACCGAACGTTTCGACAAGCTCGAAGCGAAGTTCAACCGCCCGGCCGCCGCCAACTCCAATGTCCCGGCGGCCGACAATGACAACGTTCCGCTCGAAACGAAGGCGTTCATTGAGTTCGCTCGCCGTGGCGTCGAGTGCATGGAACAGAAGGCTGTTGCAGCGCTCACCGTCTCGACGGACTCGCAGGGTGGCTATCTGGCGCCGGAAGCCTTCGGCAACGAAATCCTGAAGAGCATCGTCGAGTTCTCGCCGGTTCGCGCCTACGCCAAGGTGACGACGATCGCAGCTCCGGAAATCAAGCTGCCCCGCAAGCTCACCGGCACCGCCGCGACCTGGGTCGCCGAGATCGCCGACCGTTCGCAGTCGGACATGACGTTCGAACAGGCGACGTTCACGCCCTACGAGCTGGCGACCTATGTCGATGTCTCGACCCAGCTTCTGGAAGACAACGCCTACAATCTGGAAGGCGAGCTTGCCGCCGACCTGGGCGAGGCGTTCGGCAAAACCGAAGCCACGGCCTTTGTCAGCGGTGACGGCACCGGCAAGCCGAAGGGCCTGCTCACGGCAACCGGCATCGCCGAAGTGAAGACGGGGAACGCCTCGACGCTTGGCACCGACCCGGCCGCAACAATCATCGGCATGTTCCACAAGGTTCCGTCTGTCGTCGCCCAGAATGGCGTCTGGCTGATGAACCGCACGACCCTGGGCGCGCTGCGCACCCTGAAGGACGGCACCGGCCGCTTCATCATGCTCGACCCGATCACGGCCGGCGCACCCGTCACGCTGCTTGGCCGCCCGATTGTCGAGATGGTCGATATGCCCGACGTGGCGGCGAACGCCTATCCGATCATGTTCGGCGACCTGTCCGGCTACCGCATCATCGATCGCATCGGCCTGTCCGTTCTGCGTGACCCGTATTCGCAGGCGACGAAGGGCACCGTGCGCTTCCATGCCCGCAAGCGTGTCGGCGGCGACGTGACCAACGCTGACCGCTTCCTGAAGCTGAAGGTGGCGGCCTAACACCTATGCGGCTCGCAAACGACATCATCGCAATTCCGCACGGCTCCGCTCATGCCGTGCGCTTGCGGCCGTCCTTGCGGGCCGCTGTCCGCCTGCACGCCAAGCACGACTTGCGCAAGCTGGTGGAAGGAATCGGCGAGGGCCATCTTGGCATCATCGCCGATATCATCATGCAAGGCACGGACGCGGACACCGCCGCTGTCATCATCAACCGCATTACGTTTGAAGGTATTCGCGAGCTTGGTGCTCTGGTCGAGCCGCTGTCCGACTTCGCTTTCGCCCTGCTTGGCGTCGACCGCAAAGAGGCCGAAGCGACCGCCGAACGTGCGGCCAAGACGCCCGACACTTCCGACTGGATTGGTCCGCACCTCGAACGGCTGTTCGAGATCGGCACGGGCTGGCTTGGCTGGTCGCCGGCCGACACCTGGGCCGCAACTCCGACTGAAATCATGATCGCCCAGCGTGGCCTCATCGCCAGGCTGAAGGCCGTCAACGGCGTCAAGGATGACGAGAGGCCCGAAAGCGACCCACTCGAAGAGATCGCCCCTGAGAAAGTCCGGGAAGGTCTGGCCAAGTTGCGTGGCTTGGCTGGGTAGGGAACATGCCAATTCGTCCGCCTCGCATTTGCTCTTGCGGCAAGGTTGTCGCTTCCGGCGAGCGCTGTGCTTGCCAGGTTGTGCGCGACCGTGAACGCAAGGCCCGCTTCGATCGCACCAGGCCAAGCGCCCGCGCACGCGGCTACACCGTCGCTTGGGAGAAAGCCCGCGTCGAGTTCCTGGCCGCTCACCCTGTTTGCCGGTTCTGCCCAGAGGCGGCCAACGTGGTGGATCACATCAAGCCGCACCGTGGCGACATGCGCCTGTTCTGGAACCGGTCGAACTGGCAACCGCTCTGCACGCGCTGCCATTCCAGCATCAAGCAGAGCCGGGAGCGCTGACACATGGCTGACGCAACTAGGCTCTGGGTCAAGGTCATCCTTCAAGCCACCCAGGATGCGCTGCAGGACAAACGCGAGCGCGATTGGTTTAGGCTGTCCAATCCCGATTTCGTTGAAGTCTGCAACCTCGCCGGCCTTGATCCCGACGACGTGGCCGAACGCGCCACCGATGCATTCAGTAGGGCTGACAAGGCCGAATCCACCGGCGTCAAGATCGCGCGCCAGTCCAAGCGCACTGGCCCCAAGCCCAAGCTACACACGATCGACGGTCAATCGAAGACCTATCGCGAATGGGCCGATCATCTAGGCATTGGCCTCGCCACTCTCATGGCGCGGCTAAAAGATGGTCGCACGGTTGCCGATGCGGTTGCCATGGGTGGACCGAGAAGGCGCACGCCGGCCGGCGATGACCGGGGGGTGGTCGCCAATTTCCCTGGTGCGTCGGGGACCGGCGGGGGGAGCGTCGCGCAAGAGCGCGCGCAAATAGAGTTTTCTGCAAACCCCGAAAAAGTGGTGCCATGACCATCGTTACGCCGGCCGAATTGAAGGCCCATTCGAATCTGTCCATTTCGTCGGACGCTGGCACCCAGCACGGCCGAACACCTGTCTTCGTTCTGGCCGATGAGCTTCACGCCTGGAAAAAGCGTGACCTTTGGGACGTGTTGCGCTCCGGGCTGCCGAAGACCAAGGGCGCGCTCGTCGTGATCGCCACGACGGCCGGCCGTGGCCAGGACAACGTCGCTCATGAACTCTACGATTACGCGTGCAAGGTCGCTCGCGGTGACATCGACGATCCTGCGTTCTTGCCCATCCTCTTTGAGGCTCCCCGCGATTGCGATTGGCGCGACGAAGCCGTTTGGGAATACGTCAATCCCGGCCTCGCTTGCGGTTACCCCGACATAGAAGGCCTCCGCCAGCTCGCGCGCGAAGCAGAAAACCGCCCAGGCGACCGTGAAGCGTTCCGCCAGCTTCACCTCAATATCTGGCTGGACCATTCAACTTCGCCGTTCGTCGACATGGCCGTTTATGACCAGGGTAGGGCACAAGTCGACCTCGACGCGCTGCGCGGACTGCCGTGCTGGCTTGCTGTCGACCTTTCGAGCACGACCGACCTGACCGCCATTGTTGCGGCCTGGCGCGGCGATGACGGCGGCTACATCGTTCACCCATGGTTCTATTGCCCAGCCGATAATCTTCGGCGACGTGCCGAGATCGACGGCGTCCCGTATCCGCGCTGGCGCGACGAAGGTCACATCACTCCTACGCCCGGCAGCGTGGTCGACTACGACTTCGTCGAAGAACGTATCCGCGACCTTTGCGCCGAATTCGACGTGCAAGAGATCGCCTTTGACCCGCACATGGCGCGCCAGACCATGACCCGGCTCATCGCCGATGGCCTGCCGGCCGTCGAGATGCGCCAGGGCTGGGTCACGATGGCGCCGGCTATCAAAGAGCTTGAACGTGCGATCATCGCCGGCAAGTTCCAGCACGGCGCGCACCCGGTCTTGCGCTGGAACTTCTCCAATATTGCTGTCGAGACTGACAAGGCCGGCAACAAGACCTTCCACAAGGGCAAGAGCACCGACCGCATCGACGGCGCCCAGGCGGCGGCGATGGCCGTTGGTCGTGCCTTTGCCGGCGAAACCCGAACATCCGCATACAACTCGCCGGACAATCCCGGCCTGTTCATCTTTTGAGGATCACCCATGGCTGATGAAGAACGCCTTGTAGTCGCCCTTGAAGCCCGCATCCGCGATTTCGAGCGCAACATGCAACGCGCGAGCCGCACGGCGGGCCAACAGTTCGGCAGCATCGAAGCTCGTGCCAAGGTGTCCGCTGCCCGTCTGGAGTCTTCCTTCGCGGCCGTGTCGGGTCGCATTGGTGCCGGGCTGAAAGGGCTTGGCGCAGGCATCCTCGCCGGCTTCAGTCTCCAAAACGCTCAACGACTGATCGACCAGGCCACGCGGATCTCGAACGCCTTGAAGGTCGCCGGGCTGTCCGCTGAAGATCTCACGAAGGTCTATGACCAGCTCTATGCGTCCGCCCAGCGCAACGGCGCGCCGATCGAGGCGCTTGTCACGCTTTACGGTCGCGCGGCCCAGCAACAGCGTGAGCTTGGCGTTTCGTCCGGCCAGTTGCTCACCTTCACCGATGACGTCGCGGTCGCGCTTCGGGTCGCTGGCACGAACGCCGGTCAGGCTTCTGGCGCTCTGCTTCAGCTCGGCCAGGCGCTCGGCTCTGGCACGGTTCACGCCGAAGAGTTCAACAGCATCCTCGAAGGCGTTCCCACGATCGCCCAGGCGGCAGCGGCCGGCATCAAGGAAGCTGGCGGCAGTGTCGCGGCGCTCAAACAACTGGTCGTCGACGGTAAGGTGTCTTCGAAAGCGTTCTTCGATGGGTTCGCGGCTGGTGCTTCTACCCTTCAGGAGAAGGTCAGAGGCGCAACCATGACGACCAGCCAGGGCTTCACTCTACTGGGCAACAGCCTTGTGCGCGCGGCCGGCCGCTTCGACACGTCGACCGAAGCCAGCAAGCGCTTCGGCGCGTCCCTGGGGCAGCTTGCCGCCTACGTCGATCAACTGAACCTCGACACCATTCTGAGCGGCCTCGACACCGTCGCCGCCAAGCTCAACTACGTCAACGACCTGACCCAGAGCTGGGGCGAGGCGATCGGGCGCGTCACCGGCGCCGAGAACTTCGGCAAATGGCTTGCCGGGACCAAAGTAGGCGAGGCGATCGGCATGACGTCGCCGGCTGGCATTCGCGACCGCATGGCCGGCGACGTTCCACAGGCCGACGCAGTGGTTCAAGAGTGGGCGCGCAGGCACTACGGCAACGACGCTGCTACCTCGACGACGCCGAAGACCGACCGGTTGCCGGCGGCATCGAAGGCAGAACCGATCGCCCTTGCTGACTATCCGGTGACTGGTGGAAGCGGCAAGAGCAAGGGCGGCACCAAGGCAAAAGGCCCCGACGACTTCGAGCGCGAGATCGCCCAGACGCAACGGCGCATCGCTGCCCTACAGGCTGAGACGGCCGCCCAGGCTGGTGTTAATCCGCTGGTCGATGACTACGGCCGCGCGGCCGACGTCGCCCGCGTCAAGCAAGAGCTTCTGAACGCCGCCCAGCAAGCGAACGTCGAGATCACGCCTGAAGTGGCGGCGAAAATCGACGGGCTTGCCGGCAGCTACGCTGATGCCAGCGTTGAGGCTCGGAAGCTCGCCGATGAACAGGATAAGGCCCGCGAGAACGCTGCCGATTGGGCCTCCTTGGAGAGGGACGCCGTTGGCGGTTTCATCAACGACCTTCGCCACGGGAAGAGTGCCGCCGAAGCTCTGGCGAACGCTCTCGACAAGGTCGTCGACAAGCTGCTCGACATGGCGCTCAACTCGCTCTTCACGAGTGGTGGAGGTGGCCTGCTCGGCGGCCTGTTCTCGTTCCTGGGCTTCAGGGACGGCGGCTATGTGCAGGCATTCGCCGATGGAGGCCATGTGCGCGGCCCAGGCGGCCCGCGAAGCGACAAGGTCCCCGCCTGGCTGTCCGATGGCGAGTATGTCGTCAACGCCGCCTCGACGGCCAAGCACCGGGCGCTTGTCGAGGCCATCAATAGCGACAACGTGCCAGCGCTGGCTTCTGGCGACGCGCTCGACGGCGGCACCGTTGGCAGGCTTCACCGCCCGGCGAACGACAACGTCGTCAACACCTTCAACCTGCCGGTGAGTGTCACCGTGAACGCCCAGGGCGGAGATCCAGCCCAAAATGCCGACCTCGCCCGCCAGACGGCCCGCCAGACGCAAGAGGCGGTGCGCCAGGTGGTTATCAGCGAGCTTCAGACGCAGATGAGGCCAGGCGGAATCATGGTAGGCCGTGGTCGCTATTGAGTCTGAAGCAGACTCAGTCACCAAGGATGCATAATAAATACCAGATATTAGAATATTGAGGGGAGAGAGTGCCTATAGACGCATGAATAAGGTTGGCGTCTCTTTCCTGTCTAATGTTGCTTACGGAAAGAGACTCAATTGTAGATGACAACGCAACTGACGTCGTCTCAAGTATTCCTTTTTTTATTATCTTATAGTCGGTCGAGCTATCGTTGTAAAAAGACGATTTACTGATGACGGTAAATTTATCGGTAAATTCATAAATCTCGAACGATTTATTCTTATTTTGTTCAACGAAAGATTCGTCGTAATTGACGCTGCCTGCCTTGGTGGCGAAAAAATCATCAACCGAACATCGAAGATGATCGCCTTTGGCAGCGTAGGCCCCGGTGCAATAGATCAAAGCCCCAAGGATTGTGACGCATGTCTTCAAGAACACCATTCTAAACCTCCCCCGAAATCCCACTAAGTCGGCACGGTTTCTTTTATAGGCCACGGGTTCCGCCATCGGCGGGGTGCCGGAGGATGTTTTATGTCAGAAATCCTCTGGTCGGCTTCGTATAATAGTTAAATAATCAAAAGAAGAAATATAAATATATACGAAACCGGCCAGAGGATTTCTGACACCCTTTCTTCCAACCCATCCTCCGGCGCCCCGCCGAAGGCGGAATAACCTCCGGCTTGGAAGAAACCGTGCCGTTCGCCTCTCACATTGTTGCGGCCTGTAACAATGGTTGAGTCAACCCTGACCGACTGCCGGCAACCGCCCTGCCTATAACTACAGGCGCGCGCATGGCCGCGCCGACCCATGCCCGAGAGGACAAGCCCTGATGGATCGATCCCTCACCGATGACGAAATGGGAGCGCGGTTCTTGCACAACGTCGCTCTGCTCGATGACGACGACTTCAATCCCGGCACACCGCTGCCAGAGACCGCCAGCGACACGCCGGAGGACGTCGACCCGGTCATGGCGGCACTCGATGATCTGGACACACCTTTGACGGCCGAGCAGGAGTTCAGGATTCGACATGCGCCGCCATCCCCTTGCCAACCCCCGCCCGAGCGCTCGCCGCTTGCCGAACGGAAGCAGGCGCGCCTCGACACGATCAAGCGGATGACATCGAGATACCAGCCCGGTGGTGCCGTCTGGCAGGACGACAATCCCGCGCCGTCGTCCCATGCCAAGTGGTTGGAAGACCGCGAGCAGTGGCGCGCACGTCGAGCCGGGTTGGAGCGCAAACGATACGCGGACAGGAAAGACCGGGAGGAGGCGGAAGCGAAAGCCGCCGGCCGACCCTTCCGGCGGCACCAGTCACTCGCCGGCATGACGCCCGAGGAACGCAAGGCTCGCAAGGCCGAGCAGGACTTACAGGCACAGCACCGCCGTCGAGCTAAGAAGCGCTAGTCCTGCGACAGCCCGTCGCACCCACTTCAACCGACCAGCCGACGGCGCGCTGCCTATAACGACGACCACGGTTCTGGTCAGAACCGGATTCCTCCCTTGTGTCCAAGCCCGGCCGTCACCAACTCCTCGACGCGCCGGGCTTTTTTATGGACAGGTAAGTCAGTGATAACTTACTGTTTTTATTGTATTTTTTGATTGACAGGCCTCGCTGAACGATTCACCTTCCGTCGTCAAATCACACAACCAAGGAGTTGGAATTGGACCACTATCTCGACACTGAATTGTATAACCGGCTGCTCGATCGCGTGGCCGGGCCGCATGATCCCGACGCCCAAGGCTGGACCCGGCGCGATGAGGTCATGCAGGCGCTTGGCGACGCCGGTATCTGGCCTTCGTCGATCTTGGACGATCGGCCGACGGCAAACTGCCTTGACCTCGACCATCTGGCATCTAGCGCCGCGTCTGTGACGGCCGGTGATGGCGGACAAGTGGCGAGGGGGCTTTCGGACGCATTCACCGGCGGAATGCCGGCTGACGCCGTTCCGGTGACCAGCAGGGCGGTAACGGGCCGCATGAGCGACCTTCCGGATGTGCTGGCAGGATTTGGTCTAGGGGGCGGCGCACAGTGATCTTGGACGAAGAGGTGCAGCGCGACCTTGCCGAGCTAGAGGCGCGGTGTCAGGCGGATGAAGATCGAAAGCACCTCGCGAGCATCAAGCGCACCCTGAAGGCCATGGAGCGCGGTCAGGCTCGGTTGCTGGCGAAGCTGAACAAGTTGCCCAGGCGGTCAGCCGACTGACACGTAAGCAGAGGCGCGGAAACCTGCTCCGCGCCTCTAGCCGCCTTCGGCAGCGCGCCGTTCCTCTCTTCGTTTCTTGGCCGCTTCTATCCGCCCCGGCACCGTATAAAGTCGCGTTAGCAACTGCTGAGTGAAGTCCTGCAAATCAAGCGCATCCGCCCTGGAAAGTGTGCCGTCATGGGCTCCATCGTTTCCGTCTTGATGCACCGCTTCCGCAAGTTCTTCGAGTTCAACGGGCAGCACCTTGTTTTCGAACATCCATTTCAGCCGGAGGCCCAACGACCGTCGGACGGCTTTTGAGGGTTCCGGGTTATCTTCTGGTGGTAGAAGTGACTTGGTAGCGAGATCGATCACAGACCGGAACATAGTCCCCGCCGCGTTCCAGCATTCGACGGAAGCACATGTAGCCCCTTCCTTGAAAATCGCCGAAATGTCTTTTGGAGTAAAGTCTGGTGCCAGTTCGACCGCGCGGTCCCGAAGCGTCACATATCCCGGGATATTCATAAAGTCGTTTAGATAGCCCGCCCTTTTCACCAAAGCGCCCGGTGCCCGGATTTCTTCCCGAACGTTATGGTCCTTGTTGTCGCAAATGAAGATAGTGCCGGTATGGCAATGACGGCATATCGAATAGAGTTCAAAGCGCTCGACCCAATTCGCTTGCACAATTCCCAGCGAGTTCTGACCTTGCACATCAAAGGTCGAATTCTTGGTGCTGCACCGTGGGCAGTCTGTCATAAGCAACGCCATGCTGGTCTCGTCCCTGGCTGTTTCCCTGAGGCGACATCTGCCGGAATCGGCTTGCCTCTGCAACTGTTTCAGCATCATTTGAGGCGCGGATCACTTTTGAGCCGTTTCATTGGCTTGGGGGCTTACATGGGGACCAAGAAGGCCAGGCAGTTTTGCCCGGAAGAGAAACGAATCGTGCTTGGCGAAAAGCAGACGCCAAATCACATCTCGCACCTGCTGCTATCGATAGCGACCTCTGGCGTTTGGGTTGCCGATCTGGTTGCTTGTCGCCATGTTCGGCGGTGGTCGCTATAGATGCCCATCATGTGGCGCCGCTACGCGCGGCTACACCACGCGTAGGGACAGGCGCGAGATGGGTGAAGCGTAAGCTGAAGAGGGTGCTTGGATGGGAACTGAACTAACGCCGAGTCCGGAAGTAACGCTTCTAAAAAGTGAGATGGAGGCTGCAGCCGCCCGCGTTGCGGAAAGGGCGATGAACACGACCATTGATGGCGTGTCAGGCATTCTGGGCGATTTGTTCGGGGGATGGTTTGGCGACGGCTTGAAGCAATGGCGAACTCGAAGGCTCGTCGATACCCTTATCAAGACGAAAGATCATTTGGAGGCGGCTGGAATACCCATCGAAAATGCGAAGTCGCTCCCGATGGGGGAGCTTTACGCGATCTTTGAGGGGTGCTCTAAGCAAGAGGACGCGTCACTCGCAGACATGTGGTCGGCCCTACTCGCGAACGCGATGAACCCGAACAATGAAAAATACATCGATCCATCATTCTCGCGAATACTCGGCAATTTAAGCGGTCTTGATGCTGTTATCCTTAACTATATGAAGGAATATGAAGAAAATCTAACGGAAATTCAACAAAAGCACAGAGAGCTTTCATCTGAATATAGGAAAGTGGGAAAACCGAACTCTGAAAGCGCCAAGGTATTTCAGCATAAGATCTCTGATCTTGACAAGGAATTTTCAAAACTAACGTCTGGGATCTATAAATCAAAATTCGATGGGTTTTCAGAAGAAAACATATCTTATTCAATCAGCAACTTGCTGAGGACTGGCCTTATATACCTGCCAGAGGATCGAATACCAGAGCCACTTATTCAAGTTGGACTTCTTGGAGGAAGCCGGGGTCAACTAGTCGCCGACGATCGGGGACTTCGATTGTATCTAAAGCAAATGAGGGATCTTGCTGGCGACGCAATTGAAAAGCGAAGCACCCTGCAAAAGCTTGTCATCGACGGCAATTCCGATTGGCGCTACGCCGCGCCAATTTACTCCCTTTCGGGTCTGGCGAAGCGCTTCTTGGCGGCGTGTTCGGCTAATCGGTGA